TGGGTAGGATTGTTCACGTTGTCAGCCATATATATCTAAACTCTTCGTATGGCAAATCTATATAAAAAGAATGAGAACCCTCACAAAACACTTGAGTCATCTCGTAAAATTGTGAAGCTCCTACCACTTTTGTCAAGTCTAAAACGCCCTGTTCAACAATCTCAACGTCTTGAGCTTCTGTTTCTAATCCTATCTGCTGATAAATAGGATCAATCATTTCTTCTCTAAATATGTAATTAACCTCTATCTTCATCTTATCTTGTATGTATAAGCGTTGACTTTTACTTCTTCTTTGCCGTCTTTGATTACTCTCTGTGGGTGCATCTCTAACCATCTACCACCTAAAGGCTTAGGACTTGCCCCTCTCTCTACATGCCAACCTCCCTTGCCTTCGTTGTATTCCTCTTTATAGGTTGCAGTTCTAACCATCAGAATATCTCTAAGTCTTACCTTGTTATTATGAGTCAGTCGTTCAACTGTGTACGTTAATTCATGGTCTTCGTGAACGTGACCCATCCATATCAAGTCAGCACCCTCAACAAAAGTCTGCATTCGGTTAAACTGAATTGTTCCCTTCGTTACTGGTCCGCCCCCACCTGATCCGTGGAAATACTTGATATTGAAATTCACTTTGCCGTTGCTTTTGTCACGAGCAAAGTTGTAAATAATCCAACCGCCATACCCACCAACTTCAACATTTGTATCGTTCGTTGAGTTAAGTCCATACACAAAGCGTTCAATCACATCTGTTTCTTGTCTGCGGAGTATGTTGCTCTCATGGTTGCCATAACCTACTACCTTGATAAGATGAGCGTAAGGAGAAAACCACTTGACCGCATCATTCACAACGGCATCTAAATAGTTTGCTTTGTTGTGTTCAGGTCGAATGTCGCTTTTGTTCTTACGAGGGTCATACGCTCCCTGCATTAAACAAAAGGTATCGCCATTAAGCAATACGTCCGCCCCGATTTCTTTTGCTTTTTCGAGATGGCTTCTGAGTAGGTCACGGTCACACTTTGGATTGTCCCAATGGGCGTCAGAGATGAGTAATACCTTTTTTGGCTCGAATGTGTTTCTGAGGATGTGTACATTTGTTTTCATAGTATTAAAGCCAAAACAAGCAAAGCACTTGATAAGGCTGATATTTTTTGATATCTATATTTAGCCTCTTTTTCTTTATTAGTGGCTATTATTAGTTCTTCAATAATGCTGTCTTGACGATGTATGGTTTTCCCATCATTAAGTGCCAATTCTTCGTATAATGATTGTTTTTTGCGACATTCATGCAACTCTATTAAACGCTCATTTATCTCTCTTATCGTGCTGTCTGAGAATTGAGAGGATGCTCTCTGTGGTGTTAGCACTGCTAATGCTATCAGCGTAGATATTGCGAATGGAATCAATCTCTTTGTCAACTGCATAGATTTCACGAATTATGATGACTCTACTGGTGTCAGGTTGGTATGTCGCAGTAGCTTTCGAGGTAGGGCGTGTTAATAGTAAAGCTAATACCATGCCCAGCAACAACATCAGTGCGTGAGTCAAAAAAGGGTTCAGCCGTTCCGCTAACCACGATTTCAAAGTCTGCATCGGTTACGTTTCTTTTAAGTAGTGTTACAATGTCGATAATAATCCCTGCTGTGTCAGATAGCACTTCAATCGTGTTAGAGCTGCTTTCAAATTGTCTGTCCATCACAAGCATAGAGAAGTCATAATTAACAGCCTTTTGCTCGGTGTTAAACGTGAAGCCGTTTGGAACTAACCACACAAGAGGATAGTATTTAACTTCATCAACTGCGAAGTCAAACTCAGCCCCGACTGCGAACTTGCCGACCATCTTGTGGCTTTCCGCTTGGGTTTTTATCTTTTCGATGATTTGGTTGAGCGTCATACTTTTTTAATTTGGCTTCGTTTTTCAATCGCCATTTATTTTTTGTAGTCATCAGGGAAGTCATAATTGTAGAAACAGTCATCATCCGTACCTGGTAGATACATTCCTCCAAAATATGCCGTGTTCTGTGGGCGTATTACATCAAAGCCAGTACCAGGGTTCAAATACTTTGGATACAATGTTGGATTCTCCTTCAAGAAGTCACGCAATCGCTCTGCATAATACTCAGCCTTATCTCTGTATCTCTGCTCAATCTGTGTTAATTCTCCTGTTGTGATAGGTGTTGCGTTTTCAGAGTTACGAGATGCTACTGACTTATTCATGAATTTGAAAGTCATCGGCAACATTGACTCGGTAAGTGAGTAATACTTCAAACAAGGTGCAATGTAACTATCAAGTAACGTGGTGTTATCGCTTGTTAGTGTACCGTTGTAGGCTTGGTCTTGCAGCTCATCGTATATACCCGACCCAATCACATCACGAATGTAAATCTCCTGAGCCTCTTTAATTGCTGCTTTGAGAAGCTTATCGTCTAAGTTCTCGTTGATGGGTGTGTTATCCTTTAGGTAGGTAACGGATACAAAATATACAAAGTTAGCCATTGATTCTTCTTCTTAGTAGTTGTGGTTGCCAAATGTGTCTGCAATATGGAACGTGAGTCGTTGTGCCTTTGATGGTCATCCATCCGCCTCGTCTTTTCCAAGCTGAATAACCAGGGTCGTTATACTCCCTTGCAAGTATCACAGATATTTGGTCGATTTCTTCTCTTGTGTAAACTCGGTTGAGTCTAATCATCCTCTGACAGAAATCTCTTGATGTAGGCAACAAATCGCCTCCGCTTATACCTGGTGCCTTTTCATAAGTGTAACGAGTCACAATCTCTGTTCCTACATTAGAATTTTCAAGAGTGGTTGTTCCTTCAGGCGTAATTCTGAAACCATCATCAACAGATTCAATCAAGCCCCTCTGTGCCATATCATCTACTTCCCTCATTATCTCCTCCACAGGCTTTTTAATGTTGTTTGAGAGCGTTTCTAAGGTGATACCCTCGTTAGAGTACAGCCACTGCAAAATCATCGCTTGTAGAGCATCTCCGAACTCCAAGGGTACAGACTCAAAATTGTCAGCATCTTCACCGAACTCAGCGAATACTTTTAAATCTTTGTCATCATCCCATCCAAAAGGATTCTCACAGCTCTCACATTTCACTTGCTCAGACATTGCTGTTGTGGCTGACATTCCTAACTCAATACGAGCCTCATCTCTGTCAATGATGCCTTTCTCAAATAGTTCAACGTAGTCAAGTCCAATCGGTGGCTTGTTCTTTGTTTTAAGCTTTACAGGTGTAATGTATTTGAAGATAGAACTCAAGGCTCTATCCATTTGATTCTGTCTTGGCTCAATGTAGGAAGTTTGAAACGCCTCAAATGCTTCAATCAGTTCGTTACGCCCTCCCAACTGCCCCTCTGTCTTGATACCGAAAAGCATCGGAGAAGTAACTCGGTGACTCATCAAAATCTCCTCTTGAACTGTGTTGTTCAGAATGTCAAACTGCTTGTCAAAGTCTGAAGGTGCAAGGTTGTTAACTACTGAAGGAGTTTCATTCGGATCGTTAAACTGAATGATGATGCTTCCAGCGTTATCTGTGCCGCTAAAATTGTCTTTAAATCTTCTGATTGTCTGTCGAGCTTCTTCTGGTGATGGAATGCCTTTAAATAATTGTAAAAGAGTCTGAGCAGAAAAGCCTGATTTGATGGAGTTCAAATGAAAGTTTGCAATCTCGGTGTCAATCTCGATGTACTTAAGAGCCGATTGATATGGTGCAGTTGGATATTCGCCGCAACCTGCTTTGTACATCTTAAAATAATAAACCTGCTTAGATTCTCTCGTATTTGGATTCCAAGGGTAATAATGTTCAGGCTCAACTTTTCTTGCAGTCCAATCTTCAGCATATAAATAATGCCCATCTAATGAATGACGGACATTCTGAAACGGCAAGTGATAAATCTCAGCTATTTTAGTTTTTGCTTTGTTCCAAATTATCTCAAGAGCGAAACCGTCAAACAACTCAAGGTCTTGAGCAATCTTGTTTTTAAGACTGTCAAAGTCCTCGTAAGCGTTAATTGAATCAAGAGCATCGTTTGCCTTTGCTATGTTCTCTGTGTTATATGCGATTATCTCGGTTTTATCACCGGCTATAAAGTCTGCTTTCTGAGTAACAATCGCACCGTGTTTAGGTGAGCTGTTAAACAAGTCAATCAACATCTGTGGGTAAGCATTATCCGCACCATAAGTCAAGAAGCCTTTTGCTTTGTTCTCCTTGAAAATGGGAATCTTGCTCTCAGCAAAGTTGATCCGTATGAAGTTATTTTCCATCTTTTTTATCTTTTGCAAATATAGAACCCACACCAGCGACGATGAACGCCCCTGCCTCTGTGAGTGTTGCTTTGTTTATTCCGACTAATATTAATGACCCTGTCACTAATAGAACACCTAAAGCCGTCGTTTTCCAATTCTTAAATATTCTCTCTATCATTTTCCAAAGTATTTAATCAACAACGAGTCATTTATATCGTGTAATCGTTCAAGTTCTATCATGGCTGAATCGTACAACTTTTGACTCTCCTCCATCTGTTCCGCTACTTCATCCTCAATCCTTGGCTTATCAGTTGACAATGCCAAGATAACAGCGAGTATTGCTAAAATTGCTAAGCCTTTCATATCTTTCCTAACGCTTTGTAGATTTTAATCTCAGTCACCAATGCAGAACAGAGTGAGTCTTGAGTTTTAAGCATAGCCGACATTTTGCGAAGTTCTGTTTCACACTTTACAAGACGCTTCTCACATTGAGCCGTTGCCAAATTGCTCTGACGCTCCGCTCTGATGTATAGGGCAGTAACGACAAAAAGCAAAAGATAGGTGATAGCCTTCTCGCTGTTCTTGGTGAATTGCTCAAAACTTACGGGGAATCTCATATTTCTTCGTGTGGTGTGATTGTGATGTCAGTAGGTTGTCCCAATACTGCCTCTAATCCATCTACATAACGGATATACCAAAACCCGTCAAGTTCTGAATAGTTATAGTTGACCCAATAGATGGTGGTATCATTAGGGCGTATCGGATAGCCTTTGTAGTCTGCCGCGTCTTGTCTTGCGGTGATTGCTTCTTGTTCTGTGTTAAATGTATATCCGTTCATATTTCTTCTTCGGGTATTGGTGTATATTCTATGCGTTCAAGTTGCTCAAGTTGGTCGTGTATCGCTGAAAAGTTAGGGTCGGTTAGAACATTCAATCCCACTATCCATCTATCGCTTCCGTCTTTGACAAACTTCAAAACAGAGTTGCCGTTTCGGTATCCGTCTAAAGTATTGTATTGTCCTGTGTTTGGGTTTAATACTATCATAATGATGTTAAATAGGTATTTAATGCGTCATATAAATCGGTATTTTCAGCGGATAAATCATCACCCATCCCATATGCGGAAATAGTTAAACTCGAAAATCCCCAACTTGACTGCCCCGCCATTATTATTTGAGTGGCATTTGCTAGTGATGCTGATGCAGTTGTATTCGATTGCGTTAATGTTGTGTCCATATAAAAGCCGTTTGATGAAGCACCATCGCGATAGTAGTGCAATAAATAATCACTACTAAGATTTGACGCAACAACATTGGAATTAGAACTTGTATTTATTCTCCATTGAAATACACTTAAAGTTCTTATGTTAACAGAGTTATAAGAAGAAAAATCTGAAACACCATCAAAAGGGTCATTATCTGGAGGTGTACCATTTATCCAGCCAAACTTTGAAGCACTATCTTGTTGATAATTGACGCTATCGTTTGCTAAATTAAAATTAGTGTTCATGTAAGCACTGGCGCCATCGCCCGTAAATCCTATATCAGTAGTAAACGTAGGACTATTAACTGCACTATATTGGCTCAATCTTATCCAATCAATCAAAGCAAAATCTTCATCGCCATCAGTAGCAAAAACAGCAAATGTATCTAACTTACTCCAGACACCCGCATCTTTTAAATCACCGACTAAAGCATCTTGTAATGCACATTGAGCGTATGATGGTCTTTGGTAGCCTTGAGAATCTGCATAGTCTAAAACGTCTTGATATTCGCTATTTGTGGCTACATAGTATATAGAGTAAAAGTCGTTTATGTTTGTTTCGATGCCGCTTCGGTTTGAGGATTCGTCGGATGGGTATAGGATTATTTCTTGTATATTGCCTAAAAAGTAGTTGGCAGGTGTATTTATTCTAAATGTACCTATTGAGATTGTATCCCTCACAATTGCATTTAAATCAGTATCTCCGCTATTTATTATTTGGCTACCGTTATAATATACACTTGTAGTTGTACCTTCACAAATTAAATTATAGTTGGTTTGAACGTGACTTTGCGCAGATGTAGATGACTTTGCAGAACTTCCCGAACGGAAATAATAGCCATACTCATTTCCCAGAAGGATAGACGTAGTGACAGGTTGGATGTCGGTACTATTATTTAATGATAATACAGTTGGATTACCGCTTGATGCATTATTTTTTATTACGTTAAAATTGGAATAGGGTATATCTTCACCGCTTATACCACTATATGACGCGTGTATTGCATCATCACTACCATCAAACTGAACCGCAGGTTTCCCATTTTCAGTTATCACACTACCACTACTAACTATTTGCGGTTGGTCTGCATCTGTGCTTTGCGTTGCATCGTTTCCGTTCCCCGATTGGTCGTACCACGTTGTGACATAAGCATCCAATCCTCCCGTGCAATATCCCTCAAGAGTTGTAACGTCTAACTCACCATCAACAAAACCTATATCATAAGTAGGTTGCCCCGTTGTGTCTATTCTAACCTCAATAGCATTTGTGACCCCACTTTTTAACTGACGCAAGGAATAAGCCGCAGCAGCCCCCGTGTAGGTGTCGAGTAAGCCCGTAAAACTACTCCATACTTCCGTGCTTCCAATGTAAATCTTGTTTACATCGGTTGAGCCAATCTTAACCGCACTAATATCGTTACTCCCTAACTTCATATAATAAAGTAGATGGTTGTCGCTGATGGTGTTAATGCGTCATATTCCGCTTGTGTCACCGCTGACAATGCGTTGATGTCGTAGGTTGTGCCGTCTGATTTGGCAATCTTTGCGTCAACTTGCGTTTGTATCGCACTAGTAACCCCATCCAAATAACCTAATTCGGTAGATGTAACATCACTCACCGCAACCTTTCCGCTACCGTCAGAAACCAACGCCCTTGATGCCGTTAAATCTGCATCGTCTATCGTTGTAGCCGCCCCCGTGATAGTCGCTTGTTTGCCGTCTATTTGCGTTTGAATAGCAGAAGTTACTCCGCTAACGTATCCGAGTTCAGTAGATGTAACAGATGAAACCTCTATTTTACCCGTTGCTGATGAAGTAACCGCACGAGATGCTGTTAAATCTGAACTTGTTATAGTAGTTGCCGCACCTGTAATCGTTGCCTCTTTTCCGTCAATCTGTGTCTGTATTGAAGAAGTAACTCCGTCAAGATATCCCAACTCTGTGGAAGTAACAGCAGAAACTTCAACCTTACCCGTTGCACTTGATGTCAACGCTCTGGAAGCCGTTAAATCAGTTCCTGTGATGGTTGTCGCTGCACCTGTGATGGTATCCTCTTTCCCGTCAAGTTCTGACTGCAAATCTGTTTGACTTGATAACGTGCCTGTAATGCCTCCCCATGCAACTGATGAAGATATTTCAATGTTACCGCTTCCAAGTAGAGAAGTAGAGTTTACAGTCTTTATATTTGTTCCACTTACTAAAGTGTCTTGTTTAGCATTCAAGGCGGTCTGAGTAGCAGACGAAACAGGTTTATCAGCATCAGCAGTATTATCAACATTAGAGAGTCCAACATCACCCTTTGCGAGTGTAACAGTTCCAGTTTTACCTGCTACGCTTTGAACAGGTGCGAGAGCCTTAATTTGGCTCACGTTTACTTTCTTTGTAGTTGCAACGCTCGTGTCGACTATCGGCAGGACATCAGCGTCATCTACCGAAACAATAGCGTCTAATGCACTTATTTTTTTATCAGCCATCTATAATAGTATTTTGCTTGTGTTATCTTCTTGAAGTAAAAAATCACCGCTTTCAAGTAATAAGTAAGCGATTGCTTCAGGTGCTTCAATTTCATATATTTTCTCATTAAGTTCAACGGTGTATTGTGTCGCTGCCGTTGGGTCAAAATCAACCTTTACAATTCCCCTTTCTACTAACTCATTAGCAAGAGCAGGGTCAGTGTTCGTGTCAGATGTTTGAGCGTATATTTTGTATTCATACTCTCCAGCGTCTAAGGTAATAGTCGTTCCCTCTGTGATTTCAAACTTGTTATACCGGTCAGTGTAGGAACTTGAATCTGTAAGGATGAAATTGTAAGTGACAGCCGTTAATCTATGCTTTAGCGAGAACAAATAGTAAGGGTTGAGAATCGTTGTTTTCTCCCCAAGAGTTAAGTACCAGAACTTTGTTTCCGCTTTATTCAGTTGCAGCATCTATATATAATTAAGATTTTCCGCATTTTGGCGTAAAAAAAAGAGGAGAGCCGAAGCCCTCCCCTATTAGAAACTATGAAAACAAGAAATTAGATACCTAACGTCGTTGCAACAGCAGCCTGTACCAAGTA